TTTGATGAGTTTATTGACAGCTTAGATACTGTCGAGGTATTAGACGAAGAAAAAAAATAACTGAGCGGTCTTCAATCCTTTACAGCATCGCACAACTGAGCGTAGAGACTGGGATACCGCCTAGAGAATTTATCGATATGGATAGCGAAATGTATGCCGCAATTATACAGGTGCTAACCGACAGAGCTAAGGAGATCCGAAATGCCAGTCGTAGTAAACGGCGTTAAGCAACTCCAGAAGGCTATGAGAGAAGTAGAGCCAGAGCTTAATAAACAGATGGCTAAAGATATTAAGACAGCGATGCTTACTGTTCGAGATACAGCACGTGGTTATTTACCACGCCAAGATGAAGTATTAAGCGGCTGGGGTAAGGGCACTGCCTCAGCTGAAACAATTAAATTTAGAGCATTCCCAGCATACGATTATTCTTTAGCAAGATCTCTAATTAAATACAACGCTGGCACAAATAGGCGCAATCGCAATGGTTTTGCAGCAGCATTCTACGTAGCAAACATATCAGCACCTGGGGCAATCTTTGAAACTGCTGGCCGTAAAAACCGCAGAGGCTCATCTGACTCTGAAAGTCTTAACCCTAATGCTGGCATCCAGTTTATAGAATCTGCTGAATCAATTAGCAAGATGAAAGGCGAAGGCAAACAGCGAGGTCGGTTAATTTACAGAGCGTGGTTTGAGAAATCTAACAAGGTTATCCCTGCCGTGGTCTCTGCTATAAATACAGTCGCAACAGACTTTAATAAAAAAACACAATTAGGTAAGGCAGCATAGTGGCTAATTTAATTGTCAGCGCAGTCAGCACATTTGATAATAAGGGATTAAAAAAAGGCCAAAAAGAAGTATCAGTATTTGAAAAACAGGTTAAGAATTTTGGTAAAGTCTTTGCTGGCGTATTTAGCGCAACCGCATTACTTAACTACAGCAAGAAGGCTGTGCAAGCGTTTGCAGAAGATGAGAAGGCTGCCAAAGCCCTAGAAATACAATTACGTAATACAGGGTTTGCATTTGCAGCACCTGCCGTAGAAAATTACATAGCCAATTTACAACGCACCACAGGCGTACTAGATGACCAATTACGCCCAGCATTCCAGCAATTATTGACAGTTACTGGCTCTGTATCTAAAAGCCAAGAGGCATTAAATACAGCTCTCAACATTAGCGCCGCTACTGGTAAATCTGTAACCGAGGTAAGCGCTGCATTAACACGTGGATACTCAGGCAACACCACAGGATTAAGCAGATTAGGCGCAGGCATTAGTAAGGCCACTTTAAAGGCTGGCAAGATGGAAGATATCCTTGCTGAGTTAAATCAAAAATTTGCAGGGCAAGCGGCAGCCAGGTTAGATACTTATGCTGGCAAAATGGATTTACTTAAAGTTGCAGCTGCGGATGCAAGTGAAATTATTGGCAAAGGCTTGTTAGATTCTTTGGCATTATTAGGTAAAGATAAAAATATTGAAAATGTAAGCAACGCTATGACAGAATTAGCAACAGATATTGCTGATATAACTGTAGGCATAGGTTTGTTAATAAGTAAATTTACAGGCTTGCTAGAATCTTTAGGATTAAAAGATATATCAATAAAAATGTTGTATGGCCCTCTAGCAACAATTTTGAAACAACTTGGAGAAACAGAAAGAACAAAACCTACATCTAACTTTACTTATGGACTTGGCTCTAGCGCCACTAAAGATATAGAGCGTGTTAAAGAAATTACTAGGCTAAAGACTTCTAACAAACTACGCCAAGATGAAATTAACAAAATGAAGGCTAAGTCTGAGGTAGATAAATTAGAAGAAAAATTTAACGTTGAGCGCATAGGTTTAATGAAGGCGCTAGCCGAGGCTACAGATGCTGAGACTAAGTTACGTATCCAGGCTAAGATAGCCATACTAGACAATAATGAGGCTTTGGCTAAAAAACTAAACGCTGAATTACTGGCCAAGAACGCAACAGATCTATTGGCTAATAGTGCCAAAAATGCCGCAGATGCTTTAAGCAATATGCCAAGTAAATTAGATCAAATGTTTACCAATTTAACAGCCGTATTTGTTAAGGGTGGATCAGACCTTGCATCGGCTATGTCCTTAGCTGCATCCTCTGTCAGATTATCAGCTGAGGCTGCCGCCTTTGCTGCTGGCACTGGCCGATATGCTTACCCACTAAATGATATATATAAGCCAAGCACAACGCCAACAAATCAAGGCACTACTAACATAGATGTTACAGTCAACACAGGCGCAGTATTAAGTAGTAACCAAGATTTAGAACGTTATATCCAAGATGCTTTGGGTAATATAACTAAACTTGGTAATGGTGCGTTAATACCTGCTGGCTCGATTGCTTTCCAATGACAGTACCAGTAGTAAACGCTTATATTAACTTCTCTACTGGGCCAGCCTTTGCCCAAGCTATGATATTAGATACTGGCATATTAGATGTAAACATATTAGAAGATTCAGCAGCCATTATTGTCGACGTGTCAAATCAAATTAACTTTATACAAACCACCAGAGGCCGTAATCCTTTATTTGACCAATTTCAGACAGGCCAATTAACGCTGCGCATAGTAGATCAGAATGGTGATTTTAACCCGACTAACCCACTAAGTCCCTACGCTCCCGACCTAACACCTATGAAAAAGGTGCAGATCACTGCAACCTATGGCGCTACGACCTATCCTATATTTTCAGGCTTTATTACGAGTTATGTTAATACTCAACCTAAAGATGCTACAGAGGTAGCTTATACAACCATACAAGCTGTAGATGCGTTTAGATTAGCCAACAATGCACAGATCACTACTGTGGCAGGTGCTACTGCTGGCAATCTATCAGGCACAAGAATTAACCAGATATTAGATGAGATCGACTGGCCAGCAACAATGCGTGATATCGATGCAGGTTTAACTACACTGCAAAATGATCCAGGCACATTACGCACATCACTAGGCGCCTTGCAAACTGTTGCCCAGTCAGAATATGGGGCACTATATGTAGATGCTAATGGGGAGTTTGTATTTCAAGATAGAGCTGTAACCGCTGGCTCAATAGGTGGCACAGTAACTACCTTTAATGATAATGGCACAGGTATCCCATACGCTAACGCTAATTGGAAACTAGATGACACCCTTATCTTCAACTCATCTACTGTTACTAGGACAGGTGGCACGCCACAGACTGCCATTAACCAACCCTCAATCGATAAGTATTTTATCCATAGTTACCAGATTCAAGACCTGCTAATGCAGACCGATGCCGTAGCCCTAGATTACGCCCAGGCTTATACAGCCAGCCGTGCCGAGACTAGCGTGCGATGCGATTCTATCGAGCTAGACCTATACACAAACAATTACAACGCAGGCATAATTGCAGCCCTAGAGCTTGACTTCTTTGATCCGATCAGGGTGGTTACTACCCAGCCAGGTGGATCTACCCTGGACAAGACTTTGCAGATATTTGGCGTGCAAAACGTTATTACACCCAACAGCTTTAGAGTGGTCTTTACGACCTTAGAACCTGTAATAGACGCTCTAATTTTAAATAACAATATCTATGGCACTTTAGACTATAATGTGCTCAGTTACTAAGGAGTAAAAATGGCAGCAGGATTAGGGTTTAAGGATTTTACAACAGGCGAGGTATTAACCGCAGCCGATGTCGATGGCTATTTAATGCAAGGTGTCTGGGTGTTTGCTAGTGCCGCTGCTAGAGATGCAGCTGTAACATCACCGCAAGAAGGTAATTTTGCTTATCTTAAAGATACAAACGTAACCACTTATTACACAGGTAGCGCTTGGGCGAACTTGGATACAACAGGTATGACTAACCCAATGACAACTACTGGCGATACGATTTATTCTTCAAGCGGATCAACACCAGCCAGACTTGGAATTGGTACAGCAGGACAGGTGCTAACAGTTAACTCAGGCGCAACTGCTCCAGAATGGGCTGCACCTGCTGGTGGTGGAAAAATTTTGCAAGTTGTGCAGGCTACTTATTCAACGGAAACAGTAATTGCAAGCACTACTTATACAGATACTGGACTTTCGGCAAGCATAACTCCTTCATCAGCTACATCAAAAGTTTTGGTTTTAGTTCAGCAATTCAACAGTCGATATAGACAGTCCAATGGAATGGGATCAGGCATAAATTTAGTACGTGGATCAACCACTATTTATTCAAGCGCAACAAAAACTACTGCTGGATATATAGCTATTCCTGGTGGACAAAATGAAGTTAATTTGATGACTATGACACCATTAAATTATTTAGATACTCCATCAACAACATCATCAACAACTTACAAAACACAAATAGCTGCTTTAGTCACATCAAATAGCGCAACCGCTACAGCGCAACTTGATTCTAATACTTCGACAATGATACTAATGGAAGTTGGTGCTTAATGAATGATTATTTAGCAAAAGCAATTCACAAGTTAAAACCTAATGCTGAATTTACGTATACCAATAGAGATTATTCAACAATAAATTGGATTGTTTTAGAAGGAGATGCTCCAACGCAATCTGAAATTGATGAAGCTATTGAATTGGTAAAATCCGAAGAATTAGCGGAAATTGAAGCACAAGCAAATGCTAAAGCTGAATTGCTAGAACGTTTAGGCATTACTGAGGATGAAGCTAAACTTCTTCTAAGTTAATGAAGCCAAAGTTATGTGCAGCTGGCGTGCAGTTAAGAGATCAAGTTGATACGTGGTTTCCAGATAGGCGTACTGCCAGTGATGGGTGGGTGGGCGATAGCCGTCACGCCGCCAGAAAATCGGATCATAATCCAGACAAACTTGGGTGGGTCAGAGCAGTTGATATTGATGCTCGCCTTTGTGCATCCGATGGGGTCAGTGCTGATTTGGCTGACCAGATCCGAATCGCTGCGAAAACCGATAAACGTATATCTTACGTCATCCATAATGGCCGCATCGCCAGCAAGATACTAAATTGGCGTTGGAGAAAATACAACGGCATAAATCCGCATACAAAACATTTGCACTGTAGTTTTACAAAGCTAGGCGATCTCGATGGAAAACCATTCGACATCCCATTACTAGGAGGCAAAATATGAAGATAAGCAAAAAACAAAAGGCGATACTAAAGTCATACGCACGTGGCGTATTGGTATCATTCTTAACATTTTTAGCAAGTAATGAATTAGGTTTAGACCCAGCGCTGTCTGTTGTAATTGCAGCACTCGCAGGGCCAGCAGCTAGGGCTTTAGACAAATCCGACAGTGCCTATGGCATCGGTGCTAATGAAAAATGAGTCCTACAGAATGGGCTGGCTTTGGCGCTGGCGTTATCGCCGTGCTATCAGGCGGTCTAATAGGATTACGTTTTTTAGTTAAAGGCTGGCTTAATGAGTTACGCCCGAATGGTGGCTCTAGTATGAAGGATCAATTAACACGGCTAGAGAAGCGTGTCGATGATC